TTAAAAGCTAATATCTTGATTTGATTTAGAGGTGATACTGGATCTGTGGTCTTTTCTGGCTTCACAATTGCTATCAAACCCCATTCTGCTAGTAAATTTGCAATTGAGTTTCTTCTTGCGACATCACCCTCTGAAAAGTTTGTTGGCTTACCATCAAGTGCAAATAATTCCTTAAAATGTGCAATGTAGTATTTACCTTGCTTGTGAAGAATATGACAAGACTGATAAAGTGTCTGGTCTTTCTTTGAAGCTACGCCTATTCTAGTTAGTGTTTCTTTGACTTTTAGGAAGTCATCACGCTCTTTTAGCGTCACCTCCACCATGTCCTCTACGCTCCACATTACTCACTCCACCTTTTTTTGTTATAGTTATTATATGATCAACCTGATCAGTGGAGAGAAGACGCATGGCCTCTAATGCTTTTGCGTTTGAGAACTGATAGTACTCCTTTATAGCATCCAGAATATCATTCTTCTCTTTTTTGACCCACGGCTGAAACTTGCGTCTCATAGATCGTATACTATTTAGATAAAAATGATATTGTAGATTTCTGTCCAATCCGTGCCTCAAATTCATTTCATTGGCGTGGAGTATAGAATCCACATGATATGATAGCGCACGATTGACCATAAATGCATTATACGACTTCTGAAAGTCCGGCTCATCCGACAAGTCCTTTTTTGTCTTTTGAATTGAGGGTAGAATATCCTTGAATAGATCCATTATACAAAAAATCCTTCCAAGTTGTTTTCAAGCTGCTTTCTTCTAGCATTAGAATACGATTTTTCCTTTCTCAAATCATTTCCAACAATTACTTTATGATCTGAATTTAGTAGCGGAATCTGGCCAAACTTATTTGAATATGCTAGAATTATATTGCTTTCCATTGCTTTCAACCACGCCCTAATCTCATTGTCTTTTATTGTCTTTTTTGGACGCATTATACACAATGCAATCTTATCTACATTATTGATACCATATAACTCATGATAAAGATTATACATCTTTTCTTCAGTCAAGATATTGGTACTAAGCTTATTGATGTGTGTGGATATTCTCATATGAAGAATACTCTGTGACCAAAAAGCATTGTTTACACTATTACGTTTTCTATCATGATGAAAATCTATATATGATTCACTCTTGCCCGCCATCCCAAAATATTGAGTTTCCTGCATCATATGTGGCCACATGTCGTCTTTTGGTAAAGACTTCATTGGCTTTGTAAATGCATATACTCCATAAGGAACATTGACAATCTTCTTGATATCAGCTCTAGTCATGAACATCCAAGATAGAATATTTAGTTCAGACTCTACAATATCACGAAAAATACTCACTTGAACGAACACTCCATCATGATGGTTGTCAAACATGCAACCATATTGATTTCTTGATCAGCAACAAAAGCTGACTTGTATTGATAATCAGCCAATACAATTACAGTCTGTGGAATAGACTGTGGCTGCATGATATCATACATCGCATCATAGATTTGACGAAAGATCTTGTTTTGATCAGAATCGGAGTTTGATGCAACCCACTTACGCATTGATGTAAAATCTTTCTCCTTCAAGAAACCAATAAGTTCCTTGAGATTGACATCACCAACTTGTGCAAGCACTCCAGAATCAATCTCTCCGCGAACTGCATATCTCTGCAACTCATTCAATACACGACGATAATCTGGAAAATGCTTTTGAATAATCTGGACAAGAGCGCCATTGTCATACTTGATCTTTTCCTGATCAAGTATGTTCTGGATTCTCTTTAGAAAACCAGCTGCCATCTTCACCTTGTTTCCGTTCTTGATCTTGAATTCAATTACGGAACAGCGTGAATGAATCGCCTCAATCAAACGAGCCTTGTAGTTGCAAGTAAAGATGAAAGAACAATTTGAAGCAAACTCTTCAATAGCAGCTCGCATGGCTGCTTGTGCATCTGGTGTTAGATAGTCTGCTTCATCAATGATGACGACTTTTCTTCCACCAGAAAAACTCATGGAAGATGCATATGTCTTGATCTTGTTGCGAAGAACATCAATACCACGTTCATCAGAACCATTGATCACCATGAAGTCGCAACCAACTTCATTACACATGGCCTTGGCGATAGTTGTTTTACCAACGCCAGGTCCACCTGTCAAAAAAAGATTTGGAATGTTCTTTTGGTTTACATATTCCTGAAATGTACTCTTGATGCTTTCAGGTAGAATGCAATCTGCAACTTTTTGTGGGCGATACTTTTCGGTCCACAAGAATTGATCATTATTAGACATTCCAAATCTCCAAAATTACTTCTTGTTTGTAATCGTTTCGTATGTGCTTTCAAAGTCACGATTTTCCTGTAGATCCATTTCAAAAGATCTATTGTAGTGCGTTCTTGCAATACGGCGCAAGAGTTTCTTAGGAAATCCAGTCTCTTCATGAATCTTGTTTACGGTATCCTTTACAAGATCCTTTTCTGCTGCAACACGAGTCATGCTATCATTGATGACTTCTACTGCGTCAACAACCTTCTTGATCTCCTCTGGAGACAAGCTAGGAACACCACTATTATTTCCAATTGTAGACATATATTACTCCTTTGTCTTTTCAGTTGCAATCCAATACTTGATTGGTATATTCTTGCCAGAGAAAGTGACAATTCCCTTTGTTGCATCTACCTTGTAATCGGTGGAGAAAAGCTTTAGATTTTCGGTACGAAGAACAAACTTGTATGTCTCACCATTACCATCAGCAATCGTGAGTTTCTGTGTATGAGATGCATCATTTGTAGAATCAAATGTAGTTACATACACCTTTTTTCCATCACTTTCAATGGATACGTTTGGCTGTAGAAGCACAGCAGCACAACGTGAAATCCATGCAAGATCGACTTCGGATAGATCAAAAGATACAGTAGGTGAAGGAACTGCCAACTTCTTGTCTGGCGGACATACAATCATTGATGTATCAGTATAACGAAATGTGATTGTTGAACGACCATTATTTCCAACAAGCATCAAATGCTTTTCATGAAACGACAACTCGGTATCTTCCTCGCTAAGAGAAAGAATACTTAACAAACTTGAAAGATCATAGATACCAAAGTCCTTGGGAAAGTTTTCCTTGACTGTGGCTTCAACCAAAATATTTTTCTGTGGTGAAATAGTTGAAATCACGTTGCCTGGCTTGAAGAGCATTCCCTGATTAATTTGGGAAAAATTCTTCAAAATATTTACCGTCTCTTGTGAAAATTTCATAACAAAACTCCATGGTTATATGAAGATTATAGTATCACTTTATCTTGGTGGTGTCAAGCACTCAAGCATCAATTCAATTTCTTTTTCAAGATCTTCTATGGATCCATCATTGTTTATGGTATAGTCGGTTTTATATCCCATCCAGGCCCACTCGGAATAATGAACACTTGGTTTTACACCAGAGTCACCATTATTATACATGCAAGCATGAACATACCAATCAACAGATTTTCCTCTTTGTATTTCAACGATCTTACCACCCATGTTATGAATGGAATCTATTTCATTTGGAAAACGAACATCAGTAATCACATAATCTCGATTTTTCATTATTCGTTTCTCCAAACAAGCAACCCAAAAATCCGAGTGAATACAATCGCGCATACACTCCGTTCCTATTATTTGAAGCATCAAACGAGGAGTGATTTCTTTTCCAAATCTACTTGACCACCACTCGTCTTTTGTTTCCCTAAACTCGCGCGATTGTTGAGTATCGCCCTCTAAAAGATGTCTTGGCCAATCAAAAAGATTTGATGTAATTGTTTTCAATGGAGCAGCGAAGCTTTCGCAAAAAAAGCCTCGCTCCATCAGAATATCACCAGCAGTTCCTTTTCCACTGCCAATGTTGCCGACAAATCCTATAATCATATACGTCCTGTGTACTGTGCAATCTTTGAAAGATCACCCGTAAAGGCATATGTGCCAACATGCTGTGTCCTCATCCAAGGGCATAGCCAAACTTTAATGCTCAATTTACGACACATTTGACAGAAAAAATAATCTTCGGAGAGATAACGTTCCGAAGAGCCTGGTGCATTTGGTCCGCGATCAATAATTGTGTCAAAATAAGCATGAATATATCGTGATCCATCAAAATGTTTTTGACCAACATGATCTGGCTTATAACGATACTCTGGATATGCATCTTCAAACTTCTTGAAGACTTCACGCTTGATCATCATGAAACCTGTTCCGATTTCCATGACTTCAAGTGGCTCGGTAATTGTAAATTGTTTTGTTCCTGCAACGGGATTAAAAACAAATTCTCCGACCAAGCCTTCAAGTTCTCCAGCTTCTATATCTGTCTTATTTTTTACCGCAGTTGCAACATTACCCCAATTGATTGACTTCTTGGGGTATGGTCCGCCGATGATATCCTTGTCAAGGGCAAGAAGAGTGACAACATCTTGCGGATTGAAATGAATATCTGAATCCAAAAATAGAAGATGCGTAAAACCTTCGTTACGCAAAAACTCGTCGGTCAAGTAATTTCTTGCGCGAGTAATTAGGGATTCATTGAATAGAAATGAAAACTTGGCTTCAACTCCATACTGTTGTAGAATTGACTGTAGATCCAAACAGGACTTCATGTAAAGTCCATTTGCCATACCACCGTACATTGGTGTGGCGATAAACAACTTTCTTTTTCTTAGGTCGTCAACTGAGATAGAAATTTCCATGTTATACTCCAATCAAGAAATAATTACTAAACCATACTCCTATTTAGTTTGTAGATATGAAGAAGGGGAAGATTTCTCTCCCCCTTCATGTATTCAATATAAACTATTGAATCAGGCAGAACGACGAGTCTTCGCCTTGCGAGCAGCAGCCTTCATTGCCTTGGTCGGAGTGCCAAGACGATAAACGTGAACCTTGCTACCATCGCCACGACGCTTCATGTTTGTGTAGATCGGATGACCGTCAGCGCGAAGCTCAGCGATACGAGCTGAAACGTTCTTCACACCAAAACGATTGCGACCCTGAGCAACCGAGAAGCTGTTATACTCACCGCCGCTCTTCAGAACCTGAAGCATACGAGTCTTAGCAGAAATCTTAGCCATATATTTACTCCATAACAAAAGGTTGCATTTAGAGGGAATGGAGCGACGAGCAACCAAGAACGTCACTTCATTATTCAACATTATATCAATGTTGAAGTTATTTGTCAAGAGTTCAGAACGGAATTTCGTCTGCAGCCTTGATCATCTGTTCAACTGACTTTTCTGCTTCCGGGAAAGTTGCAACGACTTCCGGAGTTGCAGTTGCAACGACTTCCGGAGTTGCAGTTGCAACGACTTCCGGAGTTGCAGTTGCAACGACTTCGGGAGTTGCAACTGGAGCAGGAGGATTCACCTCAGCATCAATCTTGGTATACAGATCCATGAACGAAGTCTTGGTATCAGTATCAAAACGATTTAGACACAGCTGGATAGCCTTCTTGCGATCCTTCGCAAAAATGTTATAGGCTTCACAGATATGAACCAGACGACGAGTAGAGATGATCTCGGTCACGCCACCATCATAATAGGTGCGTCGAATTGCCTCTGCCCACTTGATAAGCATCTCGACAAACATCTTGTCATCGTCCGATGAACGATCCAGAATGTTGAGAAGAATCTTCCTCTCGGTGATCGCGGGCGGATACTCCTGCTCAAGCGTAATGGAAAAACGCTCAAGGAAAGCTTCGTTCATCACATTGGTGCCGATGAAACGACCATCATCTGAGCCCTTACCCTTGGTATTCGCAGTTGCAACAACCGTGAATCCCTTGGCAGGCTGGACAAGCTTGTTGATCTTCTTGATGAAGATGGACTTGCCTTCAAGCACAGGTTGAAGGCACATAAGCTTGATTGAACCGAGGTCAACCTCGTCTAGAAGAAGAACAGCACCACGCTCCATCGCCATGACGACAGGACCATTATGCCACACGGTCTGACCGTCAACAAGACGGAAACCGCCAATCAGGTCATCTTCATCTGTCTCGGCGGTGATGTTTACACGCACCATTTCACGACGAGCCTTGGCACAGACCTGCTCAATCATCATCGTCTTTCCATTACCAGAAAGACCCGTAACATAGATCGGATAGAAGATATTTGACGAAATAATAGCCTCAACATCAGCAAAGTTTCCAAAAGGCACATACTTGCGATTGGGCATCGGAATCAGAGATTCTGAGATGTTCGTACCAAAAATTTGGAGATTTAGAGTTGGAGTTGGTGCCTGCGGAGCGGGCGTATCAACTCTGGAAACCTTGGGCATACTTACACTCTCACTATCAATATTGGGAAGCTTATAAACGCCCCGCGAGTGACGATATACATCGTCTTTGGCAAGCCAAGACGGCCACTTGAAGTCATGTGCGAGACAAAGCGCCTTTGCGTCCTGTCTAGAAATTGTACCAACAAAACCATTGTCATTTGCCAGCTTGATGAAGGCAATCTGCTTGTTCGTCAGAGACATATTTTCCTCTCAGGTTATGATCTAATATTACTATACAAGATTGGGAAAATCAAGCACTAATTTTCTCAATGAATCTGGAAAGCATGACACGATTTTCCTGCTTCTTCTTGGCATACTTACCAAAAGCCTTTGCGATGGACTTTGTCGAGGTAAACTTACCAATATCCAGTTCTTCGGACTCAATGTGAAGATCGTTCGCCTTGAGTACATAGTATGTATTGTATCCAAGACTAGAAAGTTCCACAAACCTCTTTGAATTGAAAGACTCAATAGTCTTTTCCACATCATCAATATCAACTCGGGCAGCTAGCTGTTGTTTGATAGCACTCGGCCTACCAGACATTAGATAGTAACCAATGACATTTGTGTTTGTCCGCTGATGAAGATTCTGTAGTAGAGCCTTGGTCAGACCGGAGTCATATCCAGAATGAACAGTATACTCAGCCTTGGTAATAGTATCGCGAAGAATAGTTAGCTTAGTGGTGTAACGCATAAATTCCTTGTCATTTACATCAAAATGATAGGAATCTTCGCCATCGGTAAGAACAATGGTGTTGACAATCTGAAGTTTATTACGCTTGCGAAAAGCATTCACGATACTCGGAAGGCAGAGCAGAGAACCATCAAGCGGTGTCCCACCAAGGCCAAAATGCATCAATGGAACGGAACCTTTATTTCTCCGATCAAAAATATCACGAAGTGCCAGAAGATTTCCAAGAGCATCATTCATCTCCTTGGGCTTCATCGTAGAAGATAGAAGCTGAAGAAGCGAAAGACGATCCGCAACCTTAATATCGCCATGTTTATACATGGAATTGTCCAAAAATGAGACTGGCATAGGATAATAGTGATCACTAAAAGCAAACACCTCAAACGGAATCTGAACACGCTGACAGAAAATTGTCATGTTCAGAAGCTGTTCAATAGTTCCTGCAATTTCAGGAGACATTGAGCCAGACCAATCAATGATCATCACAAGACCATGATTCTTACCATTCGGCACACTTGTGATGCGACGAAAGATATCATCATTGTACTTGTATGTGTGAAGCTTGTTGGTGTTGATCATACCAGTCTTTGCGATGGATTGACGAGCGTACTGCTCGGCAGCCTTACGCATTTCAAATTCCTTCACCATGAAGGAAATAACAGGTGAATTCTCACTCTTGAACTTGTTCAGAAGTTCAAAACGCTGAGCCGAATTAGGTCCGGGCATATTAGAATTATAGCAATTCTGCTCAACAATAGTGGATAGACCACTAACATCATTGTTGCCATAATGGACCTGCTTGTACGGCACAATCCATTTATGTCCATCAATCTCAGGAATGTTGACATATTGATAACCGCGAACATCGCCGGAGAGAAGCTTATCTTTCATTCTTTCCCAGCTTTCCTGAGTTTCAGAAGTCGGATTTTCGTTACGAGTTCCTACATCATTGATAGAATCTTCGTCAGAAACTTCTCCGGACTCGTCATTGGAATCATCATTAGCAGATGCATCTTCATCGGAGTCTTCATCACCAGATGAAGAACCATCCTCATCAGACTCCGTCATCTTCTTGGTTGTATCTTCCTTGTTGGAATCCTCGGAGTCAGAATTCTCGCCCATGAAGAATTCATCTTCATCAGGATACTGATTAGAACCAGATCCAATATAGTCGTCTTCTTCCTGTTCAGGCTGCTCTTCTTTATGAAGCTTGCAATAAGCATAGATTGCCTTCGCAGCCTCAACAACCTCGGCAAACGATTCACAATTCTCAACCATCTGGACCAACACCCTCTCCTTGGGAGAGAAGTCAATCATGATGGCTGAACCAAGCTTGCAATGTAGATTGATCTTGTCAATCAGAGTATAGGACTTGAGATCCCGACCAAGAGTGCCGAAGAAATTGCGCTCCAGAAGCTGCTTGTATCCAAGCGAAAAAGAACGACGCATACCCGGATAACGGCGACGCACGGTCTTTTCAATGCGAGCATCCTCAATCACATTGAGGAACATCTTGGCGCCACGCATATTATTGGCATCAATTGTCTTGATTGCATCAATGATATTAGATGCGCCAGTAGGCGTGTCCAGAGCATGACCAACCTCATGACCTACCAGCGTATCATAGATATCGCCAGTCATGTCTGTCCAGATTGGAAGCGTTAGGACACGCCTTTCGGTATCAAAATAAGCGGTACGAACCGCACGATGTTCAACCGTGAGATTCTCATTAGCCATAAGTCTAGCGAGCTGGCTCTTGGCTTCTCGCTGAATCGGAGGATTTGTCTTTTTTGCGATCATGTGGTCATTCTACTCCAACAACTTGGGAAAAACAAGGAGAAAATTTGTCTTTCCAATGCATATCAGCTATGCATCTACCACATATCTATGTTGGAATTCCAATCAATTCTTGATAGCGATGAAACCCGTGAATGCAAAATTCTGCCAGAACGAGTCAATTGAATTGGAATTGAATCCAGCGGTCTCACACATTTCAATTAGCTCATGACGACTATTTGACTTCAACATGGAACGCAGTTTCTTTTCCTTCGTCATGATATCATCATAAGTGAAACTAAGTTTCTTGAAATCGTAATATGTGAATGTACGCATTTCATGGATCATCGGATTGTTACCGATTGTCTTCTCAGCAAAGATGAAGGCACCACCAGGGATCAAGGAATTGTAGATCTCGTTGATTACATTCTGACGATCTTGTCTAGGCATGAATTGAAGAGTGAAAATAGAAGTGATCAATGATGTATTGACAGCAAAATCAACATCGCGAACATCTTTGCGAAGGAACTCCAAGTTACTCTGAGCGTTTTTATCAAAGAACTTGAAGAAATCTTCTTCAATCTCAATTCCAATATAGTCTGCACGAGGTGCAATCTTTTCGTTCTGCTTCATCATTTCACGAAGCATCTTGCCAGTTGAACAGCCAATGTCATAGACAACAGTATCGTTCTCTACAAAGTACTGAGATAGATTAATAACATCACCAATCAAGTCATTGTAGCCGCGAATTGATTGACTGATATGATTGTCAAAACCCTCTTCGCGCTGTGCAAATGTGAATTTCTGAGTCATCGTTGGCTCCAATCTCTGCATATATCTATTATTCGTTTTCTATTTCGGAAATTTATTGTCTTGTCAGGTATTATAACAGATTCAAATAGTTTGTCAATGTTTGAACCCAATTGTAGATTAATATGTTTCTTTACTGTACCAAATGTAGAAAATTCGTTGAATGCTTTTACTACATGATGTTTCTGAAATGGTTCGTTCAATTCGTACCAGTCTTTGGTCCAAAAAAATTGTTTTACTGCATCGGTAAGATATGGTGTGATAAACGTCTTGCCATGCATGTCGGCAATTCTCTTATGCCAAAGATGTCCTGCACGATGATCCAATAGAAAATAGTCTTCGCGAAACTCATTGAACTTTTCCATTGTGTGCTTGTAGTGTATATTCGCTTTCTTGGATACACCATAGTATCCATCTGCAGCCCAACCACTAAGAACTTCTTTCTCTTCTATTTGTGGATAGACATAAAGAAAAGGAAAGCAACATTCGTAATGAGTCTTCTTCACACATTCAATTTCTCGTCTAAGACGAATGAAATCCTTCACAACATTATCTATAGGAACTTCTATGATCTTGCACGACCAACCCATGATGTCGCTTATTTCTTTTGCTTTATGTGCATCATATGTCGGTTGATCTTTGAGATGAAATGTATACGATGTTATCTTTTTACCAACACGATGTGCAGCTAAAGCAACAGAAATGCTATCAACGCCGCCGGATAATAACACGGCGACGTTGATATTTTTTGATTCCTTTTTTATTTCATCACTTAGTAACTTGGCTATCATTATATGGCTTCAAAACATTTTCATAAATGCTACCTGCAAGAGCAGCCATCATCTTTGGTGCGACCATGCGCCCAATTCTTTCAGCTTGTTGATCAAACGTGCCTGTCAGAACAAAGTCTTCGGGTAGACTCATGATACGCTTCAATTCCTTGATCGTGAACTTTCTATTCTCGGCATAGTGAAACACACCAGATACGGACTTCTGTTGTCCGCGCTGAGTCAAAGTTGGACATGGAAGAGTTGGGCACGGACGAATCATGTTGAAACATGATGCCTTACGATTCCAATTGCGAAACTCCTTGTCCGATGGCTTTGTATGTCTTGTTGGATTGAACGGAAGTTTTGTGATCCATTTTTTTTGAAAGCCATTTTGAACATAATCATAGAGTTCTTGCAATTCGTTCGGATCATTCTCTATGTTTTCAATCGCCTCGCGCAAAGATATGTGTTTTTTATGTGTTGCAGATATGTCTTTTTTATGTGTTGCTTTTGGAAACACAGTAGAGTGAATATTGAGAAAGTTCAAGCCAATTGCATCACATACATCTTCTCGTATGCATACAAATAGTGTACGTTCTCTAGCTTGAGGTACACCAAAGTCGGCAGCATTCAATACCTGATATGTGACTTGATATCCAATCTTTTCAAATGAGTTGACGAATTCATAAAGCTTGCCTTTGGCTTCACCAAAAGTAATACCCTTTACATTCTCTGCAACGATTACCTTTGGTTTGATTTCTTTTGCAATACGAATGAATTCCAAAAATAGATCTTCAATTGCTTCAACTGTCTTTCCATCAGAATACTTCTTGATGCCTTCTTGAACTTCAAGATCACCCTCTTCAACGATATTCCCATCATCGTCAAAATACGACTTTCTTGTGTCAGTCACATGACCGGCCCATCCTTTTTCTCTCTTACCTGCAACGGAAAATGCAGAGCATGGAGGTGATCCATCAAGTATGTCAAGTTCGCCTGGCTTGAGTCCAGCTGTATCAAGAAAGTCTTTTGCAGTCAATTTCTTGATGTCGCCAGGAATAATCTTGGTATCGGGAAAATTCGTTGAGTATGTCTTGATTGCTTCTTTCACGAATTCGTTGATTGCGATGATGTTACCACCAGCAAGACGATATCCTGTCGATGAACCGCCACCACCAGCAAAAGTGGAAATGACTGAAAATAGTTTGCGGGCTGAAGACTTCTTTACATCATCAACGGTATATTTTTGATACATCACGATATCCTATGATAAAAAAACAATCATAACATGATTTAGTCTGTTTGTCTAGAACTATCTATCACTTTATTCCAATAAGTCTCATCGTCTTCAACTTTTCTGGCTATTGAATATAGTTTCTGGACATAATCAATATGTGGATCTTCACCATAAACATTGATTAGTCTATCTCTCAACCAGAAGAGAAAATCACTATCTTTCATATCATGCTTCTCCCAATAACTCCAATCACTATACAGCATTTCGCGTCATTTTGATTCGCATCTTGCGTTCTTTTTCCCTAGCCATCATCAAAGTAGTTTTACCAACTCTTTCGGTATAACAAATTCCGTCAAGATGATCATTCTCATGTTGAATGCATCGTGCAGTCAATCCCGTGAATTTGTCTTCTTTCCATTCACCATTGACATGCTGATACTTGATTCTGATTTCTTGTGGGCGAGAAACTTTAAAGAAAAGTCTCTTGAATGACAAGCAGCCTTCAAGATGGTCGTCTTCTCTTTTGGAATATTCAATGATTTCTGGATTGAAGAATACTTGCTTGTTCGTGTTGTCATATCCTACGACAAACACACGATATAGTAGACCAACTTGAGGTGCAGCCAATCCGAGTCCACTATTCGCAAACATGGTTTCAAACAATGATGATGCAAGATGAATAGGATTAATAGGTGGATTGGTAAAATCAAATGGCTTGCACACTTGCTTGAGAACAGGATCTGTAGATTTTACAAGATCATAGATTTCATACGGACGAATTGTTTGTGTCGCCGTATTGATTTTTATCATACCATTTTCAATCATTTTATTATCCTTGAAAAATTATTTACCTTTTCAAATTTGATTACTGATCTGAATTTATCGAACAAGATATCGCCTTTATGGGATATGACGAATACATTTGTATCCGTGCTAATGGAATTCAGAATCTTCAATAGCTCTTCAGTACCATTTGAATCCAGAGAACTATCAAAAATTTCATCCAGAACGAGAAGATTCGTGCTAACGCTATTCTTCATTTTTGCTATCGCGCGCCATGTGAATAGTAGAGACAAATCAATCTTTTGTTTTTCACCCTCGGAAAAATTCTCATATGAGAATTCATCACGATGACGACTCTTGATCACCTCTTCAAAGTTCTCATTTATATTGAAATTGACATAGAACTCCATGCTTGTCAAATATTTGTTGATCAACTTGTTCATGATCGGCAAATATTGCTTGATGATCTTGGTCTTGATTCCTGTATCCTTCAAAAGAATTGAAACTTGCTCATGATGATGCTTGTCGTTGACAACTTTCTTTTCTTCTTCTTCAAGATCGGTCAGTTGTTTTTCAAGATTTTTTAGATCATCTGTATGAGTAGTATCACTCGTTCTGTTTGTCTCAATACCCTGCTTGTCCTTTGTCAAGCGAGTAATATATCCACGAATAGCATTGATCGTAGCATTCTTTTTTTGATATTCAATATTTACATTAGCCATCTTTTTTGCGATGACTTGTATCTCGGATATTCTGGTATTGATCTTTTCTATTTGAATTCCAAGATCATTTAGACCAGTATTGTATTCTTGTATCTTCTTATTATACAACTCAATTTGTTGACTCTTGAATTCTTCTTCAATTGATTGACGACATGTCGGACAATTATCATTCTCGCGATAGAAATCTATTTCGGTTTGAGCCTTGGATACATTGTCTTCAATCTTGACAGTAAGATTGTTCAACTTGGCAAGCTTGTTATTTGTCTTCTTTTCGTCAAGAATGCTTTCGCTTAGTTTTTCAATCTCCTTTTGAAGATCCGTGCATTCATTGGTAAGGGTAATCAATTGAGTGTTTGAATTTGCAATATCGCGATTGATCTTTTCAATCTGAATGACATTTGTATTATCTATCTCGGCGATCAACTTCTTGGTTGATTCAATCTTGACATTTGTCAATTCACGACGATGAGACACATCATTCATTGCATCCTTGAGTGCAACAAGCTTTTGCTTGAGAACAGCATTCATGGAAGAAAAGATTTGAATATCCAACAAGTCTTCAATGATTGCACGACGATCCGATGCAGATAATTGCATGAATGGAACAAATGTAGAAGAACCGAGAACGACAATCTGAGTAAATGATTTGTGGTTCATTTTGAGAATAAACTTCTCCAAATACTCTTGATAGTCTCTGGAAGATGCATCTTGATTGACTAGCTGATCATCGCAATAGATCTCAAATCTACCTGGCTTTATACCACGAAGTATCTTGTATGACTTCTTGCCAATCTTGAACTCTATCTCAACAACACAGTCCTTTTCATTGACACTATTCAACAAACCAGGTTTATTGATACCACGAAACGGCTTACCAAATAGAGCGAAAGTCAACGCATCCAAGAGTGTTGACTTTCCGCTACCATTGTTACCCACAATCAATGTCGTGGATGACTTGTTTAGTTTGATCTCGGTGAAATCATTTCCCGTGCTAAGAAAATTCTTCCACCGAATCGTTTCGAATAATATCATGCTTTTTCCAAATTTACTGCTTCAAGATATAGTTCTCTAAGAATTGACTTTAGTTTGTCTGAAGATTCCATTTGAAGACCATCAATATACTTGTCTAGAATGGTCATCGTATCTTCACCTTCATTTATTATATCGTCATCTGCCCCATTTGTCAATTCGGAAAAGTCTTCCACGATGCTTATATCAAGAGGTGAAGCATCGGTCAATTTTTGCATGAATCGTTCAAAGAGAAATGGATTGGTCTTGTTCATGACCAAAATCTTCACATATGTCCCTGCATATTGTGAAAAGTCTATCGCCTTGAGTTTGTCAAAGTCCAAATCATTCTTGTCATCATATGAAATCTTGTAGAACATCTGATATGGATTTTCTACAAATGTAAGTTCACGGGTTACAGTATCAAAGACATGGAATCCGCGTTTGTCGCCATAATCAGCCCATGTCATCTGATACTGATTACCAAGATATGTGATGTGTCCATCTGAAGACTTGTGATGAAAGTGACCAGATAATACAGTTTCAAACTTGTCAAATATGGATCGGTTCATGCCATCATGACATATGTTGCCACGATCCATTTCAAATCCTGCAATTTCAAGGTGACCAAATGCAACATGTGCCTTACTTGACTTGATGTGTTCAACTGTTCTTTGATGGTTCTCCAAATTGATCCAAGGTAATAGACAGATATCAAATCCATCAACTAAGATGTCTTTTGGTTCTTTGTAGACTTGGATAAATTCGTTTTGCTCAAATAGCTCTTCAATTGCATTGATGTCATTTGTGTTCTTGTATGGTACATCATGATTTCCGACCAAGACATGCATCTTGATACCCATGTCTTTCATGCGACCAAAGAACTTGTTTCTCCAGCGATTGAGAATAACATAATTTATAAACTTGCGACGATCAACAATATCACCAAGATGAAATACAGTTGTAATATTGTTTTCTTTTAGATATGGAAAAAATATATTATTCCAAAAACGAAAAAAATAATCATCAAACGCAAGAGAGTCATTTCTAGCACCTGCATGAGTATCGTTGATAAGTGCAATTTTCACTTGGATGCTCTTTTGAATGACGCAACATTTTTATTTGCTTTCAAATACTCTGAATCGTATTTGCCGATCTTTTCATCGATCAAATCGCGCATTCTTGCCAAGCGTTGACGAAATGGTTGACGACGCCATACATCTTGATTTGAATCCATCATGTTCTTGATAAGATATTCAATTGAAACTGGTAGTGGCTCCTGTTCAGCCATTGGTATCTCCTTCGTAAAACTTTTCTATTCCTACTTTTTTGCTTGCCTTTTCTTTTTTTACTTTTCTTGTTTGTTCAAAGTTCTCTATGAACTCTGCCATGTTGTCATAGATTTCTTGACCTTTGACGATATTAGATTTGAGTTCAGATCCCAGTAATTCAAGATCCTCACCAGTAATTTCATCAAATATTCTTGAGTTCTCCAAAGACTTGTACTTTACATATTGTTGTTTCTTCTCTTTAGAGATCCTACGAATGAAAGCATAATACACTATTTGCGTGAAATAAGCAAAGGGATTCTTAGATTTCTTTGGATCAAAGTTTTCAAAATACATGAGACAATTTTCAATCGCATCAGCTATCATTTCATCACGATACGAATAGTTTGCAAAATTTGGACGATATGATAGATGTTCCGCGATTTTCATGAAACACTCACCAATATAGTTTGGTATGGGAGGTTTGTTTTCCTTGTTTCGCTTTGCTCTTCGCACATCTTTTTGGTATTTTACCAAGACTGCTAAAAATTGATTATTATCTATGTAATGATTAGACGTATTTTTTTTCATGACGATTTCTCTTGACTTTCACTTGACAAAACGGTACATTTGTAATGTCTCCGTTCAATGCAGTAGTTTTCTATTATTGTTTAGTAGCTTCATGAGACTAGAATATGTATCAGTTGATTCTTCTTCCGATTCTTCGTCAATCTCTTCGTTAGGCTTCAAACATTGTTTGTAGAATTCCTTGATTTTAGAAGATGTATCACAGATGATTATCGTCTCATCTTTTGTTATGATGAATTTAGATGTATCCACAAAATCTGATGGTACCCATTCATGAAATGAAAGAGAAATACGACCATTGGGGTCTGCAAATTGACGCACGGCCATAGGCTTTTCAAGCGTGACATTATTTCCCTTTATTGAAGTATTGGAGATAATGTCAGTACCATTCTTTAGCTTGATATACAGAATTTCCATGGTTATACCTTGAGTTCTATGTTATATAGTTTGTATTCAAAACGCTCTTCATTGTATATTTTAACACGATCTCGGAAATGCCGCAACGTAAAATTCTCATGTTTCTTGTATCTTAGATCATCGGCAATATCAAAAAGCACAGCTTTTTTCTTGTTCTCTCCAATACGCAATCCACGACCAATTGATTGAAGATTGCGAATACGACTCTTTGATGGAGATGCAAAAATAATATTGTGCAGATTTTTCACATTGATACCTGTGGAAAATGTTCCATATGATGCAACAATAATGGCATTATTTTCTTTTTCAACAATTGCACGAATATTTTCTCTGGTTTCCGTTTCAGTTCCACCATGAACAAAAAAGACTTTTCTATCGCCTGCTTTTTCTTCAATTAACTTATGTAAACCTTTTCCATGATTATCTACATATTGAAAAAGAATAAGGGTATTTCCTTCTAATGATAGTACAAGATTGCGAATAAATTTATTTCTTGCATCACTTGTAACAAGATATTTCATCTCATCAATATATTTTGCATTTTTAAGTAATCGAGATATTTCTTCTGGATATTTTAAAACAAGACATTTAATTTCAAAATCTGATAGTTGTTTTTTGTCTATGAGTTCTTTTGTTGTTACTGTCTTGCGTACAGGACCAAAAAGACCCTCAAGCACAAGTTTATGAGTTTTTGTTCCATCAAGTGTTCCAGTCATACCAATACGAAGAGATGCATTATCTAAATTAGTCATAATGGTTGCAAGAGACTTAGCTTTAAAATTGTGTGCTTCATCACCTATAACCCATTGATAGTTAAAATAATTTTTTGGTAAAGTATATAAAGATTGCCAAGTTGATATTGCTACAAGCTTATTTGAAGATTTTTCACGACCAGAATATATTCTATGAACATTGTCTTCAACACACCATTCATTCTTGGATGAGTAATCTTGAAAATCTGTATATAATTGTTCAACAAGAGAAGTTGTAGGAACAACAATTAAACCTTTTTTATTTTGATCGGTCATATATCGTGTGATAAAATATGCAATAAGTGATTTACCTGATGCCGTGGGAGATATTAACATTTGACGACGATTGCGAATGCAATGTGCAAATGCTTCTATTTGATAATCTCTTGCTTCAATATCTTTATTACGACTTTGTACCTGCAAAGAATCAACATATTCTCTTGCTTCAATTAAAGAAAAAGATGTTTTTTGTAAAACTTTTTCATCATATACAAGATTATATTCTCTTTCTTCAGCAAATATTTGAAGATGAGATAATAAACCATAATATATTGTTGAATCTCTTGTATCAAAAAGTCTTATTTTACCATCCCAAATTTTGTTACGAAATGCGGGTGTAAATTGATATCCAGGAACATAGAACGTAAAATATTCCGAAATTTCACGAGCGACACCGCGCTCACAAGAGAGCATAATATATGCTTCGTTCTTTTTTGCAACAATTATTTTTTCAGACACCTTGAGTAAACTTCATAAATTCTATGGCATTTTTCAAGTTAAATGAACGCTGATGAATTTCTTTGATGATCTTTTCGCAACAATCAACAAAAAGTTCTGTATACGATAGCTTGTTCTTGACTTCCAAAACATCATTATCACCATCAATCATTGTACTAATGTCTGCACGAAGATATTTTTCACGCATCGGCTCCCATCCGAGCTGATTCAATTCTTCTGTGCCATTAAGTTTGCCATCATAATATCTCCATTTTAACTTAGTCAATTTACTAAGATCAAATTTAAGCTTTTGTTCACGCATCTTTTGATGCTTGTATACTTCTATGTATTTGGCATGTAAAGAAGATAGACGAATGGATTCACTGCCCAATTCTGTGCTGTCTATTTGTGAATCTTTCTTCCAAGATTCCATCAAATCATCTATGTTTTTAATCATAATATAATTTCCCTGGGATTTAGTATGTTATACACTAAATCTCAAAGAATGTCAACATCAAAATAATTATATCGGAATGTGGCTGATGCTGTAAGAGTCATGCTTGCATCTGATGCATAGTCAAAGACGATAGATGATACAGATGTTGGAAAACAATCTCTAAAAGTAATACGAATATTTGGAGTATTTTTATTTGATATTATTGTCATGATAGCATCAGATACTGTGCCACCATAATCTCTATTTTCTTTTAGTAAACGACGATACTGCTCAAAGTTTTTAGGAAAGGTAAGACCTGTTATCCAATTATGCATTTCTAGCCATGTACGAAGATCTTCGTCAACTATGAATGTAAGATCTAGAGGCTCGTATTGAACTTTATCACCGTGAACATAAAGATCTACAAATGGTGTATTGCGAACAATTTCGGACATTGATAATCCGGGGAGATTGAATGTTTGGCAAAAGTATGTCAAATTTGGCATTCTTGTGAATGTCAATTGATATTTTGTAGGTTGTAGGAGACTTGTATTTGTTGGTTGAGAATTTATTTTTGCCATATAATACCTCTATGATATTTATAAACAAAAAGAGGGGGAACCGAAGTTCCCCCTCAAGTTGCAGTATTGCTTTCTTCTTGTTCTTACGATCAGAGAAGGTTTGCAACCTTGAAGATACGGTAGTAGACGTTTGAACGATTTGCCAAACGACCAAGACCTGCTGTTGTACCTTCTGCAAATGGATTTGCGACCATTCCGTAACGTGTCTTGAATCCGATACGTGGCTGGAATGTGTCCTGTCCGATTGCACGAACCATCTGTAGAGGAACATATGGGCAATAGAACAAGCCAGCGTCATAAGGAGATGTACCCTTATAACCAACTGTTACTAGTTCTGATGTATTTGTTCCAACTGAAGTTGGTGAACCGTAGTATGGGTCAACGTAGACCTTTACACGATTGTGTAGTAGACCAGCAAATGTGTTGCCTGTGTCATCTACCTGTAGATCAGCCTGAAGTGCTGGGGTATACTGTAGAACGCCCGCCATTGCCATTGCGGAAGCAACGTCAGATGAGCATACTACGATGTTACCCTTACCACGACGGGTTGCACGAGCGATTGCATTTGCTTCACGCTCGATCTGGAAGATAAGACCCTTAAACTTTTCAACTGACCAACGACCATTTGAGTCGGTGTCCAAGTCAAATGTACCAGCAGTTGTTGTGCCTGCGTTGCAGCCAAGAACAGCTGTTGAATAGATTGTACGAATGACTTCACGGTTA